CTTTACTGATGGATGTCGAGCGCCTAATTGGGCTTAACATGGCACTCGATGCTCGGGAAATTGAGCGTCGAGTTAAAAATGAAGGACTGTCGTTTCTAACAAAGACTTTGCCTGCATTCTACAAACATGTTTTGTATTGTGTAGAGCAAGATCACTTTTCACCGATCCTTGGTTTTAAACACCAGAGGTCGGGACCGCTCCCGTTATTTCTAGGGGGTTTGGTCTGTGGTCTCTTTGCAGACGATGGTTCTTTACGTCTTGAAAGAGAGTCTTCATACTTAGGCTATATAGGGCAGATTTGCACATTTATGTATAAGTGCGAATTTCCTTACACGCCCGAGCAGGAGTCTCAGAGATTGAGTAAGTTTAAGGAAGTCGAGTCTGAGCTTCCCGAAACACTCGGTCGTTTGTCCGACAAGGCGGAAACTATCCTCATGAACGCGATAGAGCTGGCACGTCTCATATTTAGCGATTTTGCTATCACAGAGATGCCCAAACATGGGCCCGGTGCTGTAGCGGACATGGCAAAGGCGGGAGAGAAATATGACTTCATTTTCTCTGAACGAATTGAAGAAACTTTTCCTTTCGACGAATGGTTCGGTACTTTTCGAACAACTCTCGAAAGTGAATGGGTCTCCAGTGTGTGCACAACAGGACACGCCGATCGGTGTGAACTGTGCGCACAGGCCACTCTCGGTGGATGCGTTAAATCAGCATTTCCCGACGAAAAAGTGGATGGGGGATTGCTTGCTGTGTTGGAAGCAATTGAATTGGAAGAGCATGAAAAACCGCTCCAGGACATTTGTCCTGCCCGAGGAATCTTCGTCAATAAGGATTCCAGAGGTCCCAGATACATCAGTTGTGAACCAAAAGAGCACATGTGGCTCCAGCAGGCTGTTGGGCGGTCGCTTATGCGACATTTTGAAAGATGTCCTTATACTCGCGGTCACGTTAATTTTAGTGACCAACGGGTTAACGGATCACTTGCCCGACGTGCTTCAAGCGATCGCGAACTTGCGACCGTAGACTTAGAGGATGCGAGCGACCGCGTTTCATTAGCGGTCGTTCGCGCATTACTCCCCTCTAATGTCGTTAGGCTATTGGAAGCCTGCCGTTCTAACTCGGCAATACTCCCTAATGGGGAGTTGCTCGAACTCAAAAAGTTCGCGCCGATGGGTAGTGCATGCTGTTTTCCAATTGAAAGCATTGTGTTTTATATGCTTTCAGTGGCATGCGTTTGTTATCTGAAGGGCTGGGATTTCCTCGAGGCTTCTCGGGATGTGTACGTGTATGGCGATGATATCATCTTGCCATGCTACGCATACAGTACCGTGCTTGAGGTGTTTCCAGAATTTTTCCTCGCAATAAATGACAAGAAATCATATACGCGGGGACCTTTCAGAGAGTCCTGCGGTGTTGATGCGATCGACGGTATTGATGTATCTACCGTTAAATTGCGTAAACCCGTACCAAGAGGTAAGGACGACACATCAACTCTCATTTCGTGGGCAGAGACTAGCAATCTATTATTTTATGCTGGTTTCTGGGTAACTGCTGATTTGATTGCAGCGTACCTCCGTCAATTTGGACCCTTGCCGTATGTGCCCTATCAATCGGGCATATATGGGATTACCGGCTTCTCTCCTGTGTTACAGGTAGAGGGTCGGAAATTAAAATGGGATCGAAACATCCAGAGACTAAGGGTCAAAGTAAGAAGACTCAAAGCTCTGACTAGTGATTGGAGTAAGAATGTCTCTCCATCAGCTAGCACACTCCACACCCTTGTAAAGGGATACTCCGACTGGAGCATTGTGGGGCGTGACGATGTGTCAACCATGATTTCAGACCGCGGTGAAGGTCGTTTGACGCTTCACCACACTTGGGC